GTGGGCGTAACCCTATTTGACTTAGCGTAGCCTTGCCTAATATTTATATATTAACGTGTTTTAGCAATATCTCTCAACTTTTGCCAAGTTTCCTTACCATATGTTTTAAAAATACGACCCTGTTCAGTTATATCTTCACTATTTTTAAGGAATGGTTTTAACATATCTTCTGAGAAATTATCAGAAGATGGTCGTGATATTGGCGCACCACCACCTGATGGCATTTTATTTTTTAATAAATATGGTTTTTCTTTTTCAAGTTTTGTTTTTACATATTCAGCTACAGGCAATTGTTCATATCCATCTACAACAATTGGTTGTCCATCTTTAATTTGTATTTGATCTTTTGGAACTAGATTATTAAGTACTAATTCTGGGTCATGTGTAATTTCAGCTAATGCTTGTAAAGATGGTGCAATAAGTTCAAGCTCTTTGTTTCGTGCTTCTAATTTTTGTATACGTTCTTTATCTTCAGCAGATTTATCTCGATATTGTTGTTCTAAAAGATTTTTTGATTCTTCATATTTACCTTCTCTTTCTAAATCTTCTTGTTCACGTTTCCTTTTAAAAGCCAATAGCTCTTCATAATCTTCAGGAACAGTTTTATCTGCAACAGGTTTTTGATTTTTTAATTTACCAATAAGTTCGTAATTTTTTGCTTCTAATTTTTTTACAGATTCTTTTAGTTGCTCAAGTTCTGCATTGTTTTCTGGTGGCGTAGCCATCTCTTGATTTTCTTCAGCCATAAATAAGTCGTAAACTTTAAAGGTATTATAATACTAATACTACCATTTGACTTTTGCAGACCAAAAAGCTGCAGACATTTTACCTTTAGCAATATTTTTTTGATGACGAGCTAAAAAAGACTTTCTTCTTGCTTTTTGTTTTTCTGATTTTGGATTTTTACCAGCACCAGAAACACCTTGTTGTCCAAACCTTATTAATTTTATCTTATCTCCTTCCTTAGCTAATACAACATGAGATTTAGTCGGGTGATTTGGAGTCCTTCTCGGTTTATTGTAACCAGAAAAGGTTTCTTTCCCACGTTTGACTGTCATTTTTGCCTCTTTCTAGTTCTATCATAAATAGCTTTATCCACTTTGCGTGCTGGACCACCTTTCATATAACTATTAACACGAGCCATTGACCATGCAGGCATACTGACATTTCGACTTCCACTTGATAAATAAGCACCTTGACCTTTTCTATATACAGCAGCTAATTCACCATAGGTAAATCTTGTGCCTTCAGCTTTTTTTCTTAGTGCTTTTTTTGTTTTTTCGTTTAGTGGACTTCTTCGACTTTTTTGTGACATCTTGGTTTACCCTTGATTTTTGAACAGCTTTAATGTCAATATATTCACCTTTTCTGTACGCTTCTGCTGTACGTCTAATTTCAGCAGCTTTTTTGCTTCTGTTTTTAGACCCTTTCAGATAATTTTCTGGAATTTTACTCTTCTTTTTCTTTTTTCTTGGCATTTTTTTTCGGTTTACAAGTTTGTGCTGATTGTTTTGCTTCAGACAATCTTTCTGCTAATGATTTTGCCATTATTTTTTACCTCCTTTCTTTTTTTTCTTTTTTCCTTTTGGCTTCATCGATCCATAGTGTGAAGGCATAATAATTAAAGCAACTAACAATAGTATAACTTTTAAATTGCTTTTGGATATTTTTTAATTAAATCTGTTAAAGATAATTCTGTACCATCATCTCTTAGTATCTGACGCAAAGCATCTCTAGGGCTTTTATTTTTGGTATTTATTAAATAATTAAAAAATCTTTTTTTATTTCCAAGTGCCTGTGTCTGCATATTGGGGTTTCGCCTTAACCAATCAGGATAACTTAAATCTTGTGGTACTCTCCCAACTTCACTGGGTCTAGTGTCTGGAAATCTTCTTCTTAAATCCTCATCATCAATAATCGGTACAGTTGTAGACCGACAGTTAAAATGTTGTGGTGGCTCTGGACCTTCACCATATCTAAATTTTTTACCATCAAGGCTTCCACATAATGCAGTAGTTCTTGCATCAAGTGTCGCAACATATTCATATTTTTTTGTAATATCTTGGTTGGCAGCATACACAGATTGATTTGCCATTGTTTGAACTTGATTAACAGATGTTCTTACAATTGTTCTCACCTGATTGTTTGCTAACTTTATTCCGGTACCACCAGCAAGTGCCTGTGCTCTTGCAGTCATTTCTTGATTTGCACCAAACTGTAAACGACCTCTTAGTCTTTTTGCAATTTTTGACATTGACTCACCCTGTGTAATTCCAACTCTTATTTCTCTTGAAATTAAATCAGCTTGTGCTGATGCAATTCCACGAAATGCCTTTTCGATTACTTCTCCACTAGGCAAAGTAATTACAGATCCTTTTGCTGCAGTTAAACTAAATGTTCTTCTTACCTGTGATTCAAGTGTTGGCAAGGTAAAGACATTAATTCTAGTTGGGTCTGTATAAACAAGACTTCTGGCAAAATTGCCAGAGACTTGTACTGTATTTACATTTGCTGATCCAACAGGTAAAACTTTTTGTAATTCATTAGCAACAAATTCTGTTTGAAATATTGCAAGACTTTGTAATTGATCTGCCATATATGAAGTTCCTTCAACAGACCAATTCTCAAGACTTTCTTTAAATTGTGAAAGCAATGCTCTAATACGAGCAACAGCAACAGGTGATGTCACTTCATCTATGGTTGCAAGTTGATATGTTAAATCTAAAATTACATTGTTGTAATTAGTTACTATTTCCCTAGCAATACGATTACTATATCTATTTAAATCAATAGATTGTCTGTAAAAACTTTCTGGAATAGACATTGATTATGCAGCATCTTCTTCTTCAGGTTCTTCTTCAGGTTCCTCAGGTTTTGCCATTTCAACTAATCCACCATTTTGTGTAGATTCAATTTCTTCTTCAATATCAAATTCATCTCCCAATACTTCACCCTCATGTAATTGTTTAAGCAATGTTTCTTGTGTAATAGAACCAGAAGTAAATAACTGCAATAATGCTTGAATCTCTTGTGGCTCTAATCTTTGAGATAAGAAGTCCCTATTAACAAAACAACTACCAGCTTCAGCATTAATGTACTGACCATGAAACTGTAAGCAGTTATCAATCATATCTTGCATTTGTTGTGCTACAACCATCATTGTTGAATCACCCTGAGATCTATCTATTCGTTTTGCTTCTGCCGTTTCGGCTGATAATTTTTGACCTAAAACTGCGGCAAGTCCTAATTCATTTATCTGATTTGATAAAACATCAAGTCTTTTAAACTGAGCATCATAACTTCTTCCAGCAGGCTCAATATATTCTGCTCTTCCATCAGATGGAAATGCAATTGCTTCTCCGGGTCCAGCAGTTACTTCTTCTGAACTTTGAGGAAAGCCATAAAATGCCAACATAGGCACAGCAGATATGTGTAACTGATTATCTAAATCAGATTGTATTTGATATGCTTTTAAATTTAATTCTGCAATATCAGACATTGGTGGCCTTGATTCTAATAAGTTTAATCTATTTGCATAAGCAACAGAAAAAGGGATTTCAGATAAACTGGTTGTTCCTTCATCTACTTTTGTAAATAAGTTATTTTTTCCTTTCTGATGTATTTCAAAACCACCTCTGGTTAATAATCTTATTTGGTCAATTATCTTTTCACCATATAGACCATCAGGAACTGATACTTTTTCCTGCAAACGCAATTGGGTAAGTTTTACTTCTCCATCTATCATTTCAGTTCTATATCCCAAAATGTCTCTAGGTGTATATGTTACCCAATATGGTCTGCCATTTTGTCCACTTGTTGGAGCATCAACTAAAACTCCTACATGACCATATCTAACCATTTTTCTTGTAGTCTCATAAGTCCAAACATTAAGATCATTGCCCTGCAAGTCAACATCAAATAAATGTTCACGTATTGAGTCTGCTGTATCATTTAATCTGACAGGCTTTCTTGTTAACATACCAGCCAACATTCTTTCTAAACGCAAATAAAATGGTGGACAAACAGACCTAGCAAGTCTGTTGTCATATGATTCATCTAGTTCTCTTGGTTCCTGTGGTAAATATCGTCTATGTCTTTTTCTCATCTGATATGTGCCACCTAGCAAATCTTCTATCAGCATCCAGTGTGGCTCTTGTTGAAACCAAATAGCATTAGGATCATTTATCTCATTACCTTGTGAGTTTGTCTCTCTGTTGTAATAGTTATAACCTGAGTACATTTTTCTCCAATGTTTTCTTTAGTGTAATAAATAATCTTAATAAAGCCTAATTCCTGTTTTACGACCAGCACCCATATGTAATGGGTTAAACAGACGCCAAGTAATGTAACCTAAAGCATC